CCCAATGACATTGTAGGAGCGGAAATATTACTGCCTGACCAACCGTTAAAATGGACTGAATAATTGCTACTTGATGGTAAATTATTAAATGAAACATAATATGTTCCGGTTAAACTTCGTGAAGGTTGGCAATTAAGCGAACCATTATATATAAAACCGGAAGCAGAACTATAAGTCATATATGCCCAAGCAAATACACATTGGCCACTTAATTGACTGGATATTTCAGCAACAATAAAATCGTTACTGGGAAAAAATGTTGTACTCATAAATTATAAATAGATTGTTGTTTGATTAAAAATAGAAAATTAAGGGTCAATCTTGATTCCGCCATCAATTCGTTTTAAGATTTTGCTGAAATTGGTTGCAGCCACATTTCTGTTGTCCGCAATTTCCTTATGAAATTCAACTACAATATTTTTATCCCTTTGGATGGATGAATTATCCACATCCTTGATTTGAGTTTCAAGTAGAGCAAAATTATTTGTCATATCATTGTGTAATGAAATTATTTCTTGCGGTGCTTGTTTAATAGCAATTACAACATCAACAGATTGCCAAAGAATTGGTAAAACTAAAATACAGCTTGCCAATATACCAATGTGTGTCCATTTTATCTCTCTCATATTATATTATAAATAGTAAATTGTTTTTATAACTCTATTTTATTTAACTGCTTAAACTACAACTAACCCATTTTAGACCTGTATAAACAAATAATGAACTGGTCATATTGGATATTGAACCAGAAGTTCTCAAATAAAATGAACCTGTAAATAAAGCAGATGAAGTATTATAGGTTTTAACTGAACTGGAATATGGCATTATATTTGCATAACTTGCAATTATTGAATTGAGTGCATTACTTGCACTTAAAGTATAACTTCCACTCAAAGTATAGGATGAACTGATTGAAGATGAAGCCCAACTGCAACTTGTCTGAATTGAACTGCTCCAATAGGAAGCGGTTAAAGAATAGCTTGAAGAAATACTTGAACTTGCCCAACTTGCTGATACCGTTGCGATAAATGGACTCCAACTTGAACTTAAAGAGTAGCTTGAAGAAATTGAACTTGAAGCCCAAGAACTAGAAATCTGAATAGAACTTGACCAATAGCTTGAAGTCAAAGCATAGCTTGAAGAAATTGATGAACTTGCATAGCTCGCAGAAATTGCATTGGATATTGAACCTGTCCAAGACCCCGATAGGGCAAGTAAGAATCCATCGATTTGTTTTTATATTAAATTGAAGAGCACCACATTCTTCCAGTTTGGTTGTATTGGAGTTCCTTTCAACATTATTAATAGCACATTTTTTACACAAACTGTTTGCATCTGATGCTTTGATAAATCCATGTTTGGTAGTGTATATTAACTTAGTTTTACATTGAGGACATTTTCTTGTATAAGAAGAAATTGTTTTATGGGAAAGCTTATTTTTCTTTTTCATCAATATAATAAAATATAAAATATAAAATGAAAACCTTCAAAAATTATACAAAACTGGAGCTCCAATATCTCAATCCATCCCAAATATATAATAATCTATTGGAAGAACCTGAAATAAGAAAATATACCGAACCTGTTTGTAAATTTGAGCTTGAATTAAATGTATGAGTTGAACTTGAATAAGGTAAAGTATTTGTTATTATTGCATTACTTGAAGTATTGGCATAACTTGCAGTTCCTAACAACGAAGCAGTTATTACCGAACAGGAAATATTTCCTATAACATCCAAAGTATTTTTCGGAGTTATTGTTCCAATACCAACCCGCGAGTGTGCTGGATTACCACCATCGGTAGTCACTCTCATCATCGGGCCGGTTGTGTGGTCAAGTTCTCCATCTCCCATAAAGTCAAAGAATGGTTGTTTTAAGAAACTTGATTGAAAGATTATTGGGCCTTGAGCAGAGCCTATTATTGTTGAACCACTGACTATGATTGAATATCCCGAACTATATAAATCTATAGTATTAGTTGCATTTGGTGCATAATGATTTATAAATCCTGAATCATTGTAAGAATTGCCCCCCAAATATAATTGTTGATAACCAACTCCATCATTATCCCAATCATTCAATACTGAAAATTTTGCTCCCATATTACTACTGCCTGTGCCTTCATGACCAATATGGATACCATCACCATTATAACCTTGAATAATATAATCGGGTGTATTCTGACTGAAACCAATAGTTCCAGTTCCAACAATGCTACCGGAATCATTTATATCCAAAGAATAAGATGGTGAAGTATTGTTTATTCCAATAAAACTATTTACATCAGTTATGTCGGGTAAATTTGTGTTTGTGCCAGCATTGGAAGCAGAAATTGCATAAGAAGCAGTCCCATAAAACCAAGATGCACTTATAGTATTATTTGTAGTAACATCAAAATTAGGATTAAAATAAAGGTTTGATGCACTGAGGGCTGGATACAATATTATTGGAGATTCATATTTTGCATAAGGTAAAACTTTACCATATTCCAAATGAGGAACAGATGAAGTTAAATAATAGTTAAAATTATAACCATTATATTCATCATATAATATTATTTTGTAATAATCTACGGGATTTGTCGGTGGAGGAGCACTCCAAGATATTTGATAATAATAACTGTTTGATGTCATTCCATTTTCCACATACCCCAATGAAAGTGGCTTGGTCGAATAATATGGAACTCCATTTATTACCTTGCAACTGTATATGTTAAAAATGAATCTATCCCAATTAGTATCATCAAAAATACCTGACCCCATAATTCTATGTAATGACCCTGAACCTAAACTATTATAGTTGTAGGAAGAACTGATCAGATTGGAAATTATTCCACCACCATTTAATATTACATTATTATTGAAAGTTGCTAATGCATGATTTGTGGTAAATGATGCAGATGTTATAGTAACCGAAGAAGGAGGGTCAGGCATCGCACCTGCTCCACCTTGGTCCATCACCATCAAGGATGTATTTACATAATCCAATTGTTGCTTTTGATAATTTGGTTTAACTACCGATAAAACCGAATGAGGAAATTCTATTGACCAGCCAAGATTATTTGAGCCATCTCTGGTCAAAGTCAAATAAAGGTCAAAGTCAAACATATTGTCTGAGCAAACATAGGAAGCTTGATTGGTTAATTTTGGGTCAACAATAACATCTGCCCAACCAACTTCATTATAATTACCAATTATTATATGACTACTTCTTTGATAATAAGGATAAACCCCAAGAGCTGCAAAAAGGAAATATTGAGAACTTACCCCGTGACAACCCTGAATATATGCTTCTTGTTTTGTTGAATCAATAATACAAGCTCCCAGACTGAATACACTGCTTGACGGCCATTGGGTTCCGGCCGTGTCACTTTGACCTGAATCGAAGTTTGGATTCCATCTGCCAATTCCACCAAAATCTGCATTAATTACTCTTGAATGGTCACAAGATAAATAAAGTCCGTTAGCCAATCCAGAAAATACACAATGACCATAGACGGCTGCAGCATTGTCACCTGTTGCATCCAACCATAAACCAATCAAGCCCGGAAGAACTTTTGGAACTACACCCAATTGAGTTGCGGAAAAATTTACTCTTGGATTAATCAATGAATAACTGTCACCAAATGCACAATTATCAAATTCAACCTGATTAAAGCCTACACAATAAACCACTGCACACATTTGTTGCCAACACCAGAAGCCAATGTCTCTTGCAGTAAAGTTGATAGCAGCTACTCCATTATCAACTCTCATTTGTGGTGTGCCAACAGTGATAAAAGCACTTTGAGTAGATGAATTACTTGAAGAAATTGCAGTAGCACCGGTATAAATAATTTGTGTATTGAATTTTCCACCACCCTCAATTGCATAATTTGTTGAATATCCCTGTGGTGGATAAAGTGAACCACTTAATACAATATTGGGAACGGAAAAAGAAACGGGAGTATTACAATTATATCTACCGGGTGCAAATACCAACTTACTTCCAATTGGAAAACTGCCACTTGAAAGGTCTATATTGGCAAAGTTTATTGGATGATTGATTGCACTTTGTATCATTGCTCCACAATCATTAAAAGTATTGATGGATTGTGTGCCATTCATATTGATGATATACATTGGCTTTGGACTAGCATATAAATGAATAACGGGCAACGGAGCAGAATTAGCCAAACTTGAAGTAAAAGTGTAACTTCCACTTAATGATGAACTTGCCCAAGACGAACTTAAAGATGAACTGGCAAACAATGAACTTGATGCCCACGAAGCACTTCTTGCACTATCCCCGATAGGAGCAAAGCGAGCATCAGAAGATTGAGCAGTATAACCATATTGTCCCTGATTTTGTGGAGTAATTATTTTAGAAACATATTGGCTTGTAACCAACATATTACTTGCATAACCTGAACTACCACTTGGTAGAATTGAAAATGGAGTATCTTTAATTGTTCCACGAATCCAACCTTTATAAGTCAATCCCTGTATCAAATTACAAGTTGCGGTGTTATTGCTACAAGTAATTGGGAATGTATCACCCAAAACAAAATAATTATTCCAACCAACATTCTTATAAGCAGGTTGAAGGTCAATTGATGTTCCTTTCCAAGTATTCAGAATGTCAAAAATAACTGAACAATAAGAACCTGAATAAAGAGAACCTGAAACGATGGAATAAGAAGCAGTTCCATTAGAACCTGTCGTTAAATTGATATACCAATCATTTGTAGCTTCCAGATTACATTGAATCTTATAAGCATTTGCTGGTATATCCAATGAAGTCGGCGGAATACTACCTGTAATCGGGTCACTGGGAATAATAAACGAACCGGAAGCAAGGGGATAATTGATTGGGCGAATATCAAAACTTTGTGTTATCAAAGTTCCATTACCAAGAATAAAATTAAAATATGTTAGCATAATAGATTCACCAATCTTTTCAATCCCACCGGATTGACCAGAATATAAATAGTTTGTTTTACTCCATAAAATTGAATAATCTTTCCAAAACATTCATTTTAATATCCATTCATTTGATAATATAGCAATCCTAATCCTTCACTATAACAACCTAAAAAATCTATCTTATAGTATTGATAACTTACATTACCCGGCAAATTAAATGATTGTGAAACGGGTGTGTCAGGATTTAAGCCTGCAATTACACTATTCAAGTATGTCCAATTTTGATTATCATTACTACCATAATTATTCCAGTTCTGTTGATGAAACAATTGCATATAATATGATACTGCATAATGTGAACTTGAAAGTTGAACATAAAATTGACCTGTTTGTTCTCCGCTAGTCCAATAAAGTGAACCCGTATTTTTATCACAAGCTCTATAAGGTTGAAATAAATTATTACCGGGATTATACCAAGTATTTGCAGTAATTATCCATCCTGAACCACTTAATGAACTACTATCACTTGTCATTTGTGGTATTAACTGCCTAATTTGTGTAGAACTTGAAATTGCACTACTTCCTGTAGCAGGTGAAAGTGAAGCCACAAAAGCGGTATCAAGCAAAGTTAAGTTAGTGATAGCATTCATTTTACGGGATTACTTTGACATAGGCAGCCAATACTTGGCTTTCAATATTTCCATAAGAAGTAAGCGAAAGAATGGCTGATTTACTACCACTCAAAGAATTGTTTAACAAAGTACCATTCAAATTCTGCCAATTAGTATTAAATGTAATTCGCCTATTGGAACCAGTTGCTGGAATATAAACTACACTTGCACCCGGTCCACCACTTGAACTTGCAAAGTTTATACTTCCGCTGGTTAAAATGTAATAATATGGAACAGTCAAATTGACATTGTAACTACCAGTATTAGCTGATGAAGTATAGGCGGTTAAACTTTGACTTAGCAATAAAATAACTGATGAACTATAATAATAAGTTGCACTTGAAGTTGTGTAGGAAGCGGTAAGTGTATTCACCGCCCAACTTGAAGTAATTGGATAAGTTGAAGCAGTTGTCAAGGTAGCACTTCCAGCATTCAATGAATAACTTGAAGTTAAAGCATAGCTTGATGAAAAACTACCAGTAGATAATGATACCAAAACACTTGCCGAATTAAATGTTACTACAGCATTTGGTAACGAAGAAAGTTTTTCTTCAACAAAACTTGAAGAATTAGCATTGCGTTGAGTTATCAACACATCAAATGGCGAATAAATTATACTCATATTACATTTCTATTCAGATATTTCAATAAATCCAAGTGTTATTAAATTATTATTCATATTATTATTAAAATTGGTCAAGTGCTATTCTCTTCCAAGAATTTAATCCTGAACAAATATAAATATAATCATTATCCATTGTAATAAGACCGCCATCCATATAGCCATAAGTGCTTGCGGTTGAACTTAAAATTGTATTATTTGGAATAATTACCGGAACTATATTTCCATCAGCACACAAGTTATTATTAGTATCACAAGTCAGAGTTACACTTGAATATATTGTTTCCCAAACTATATTACTGAAAGTTGGTTGTCCGTAAGTGCGGGTATAACTTGGCGGATATGCGTCGCAAGAGCATTGTTTATTTGAAGAACTATACCACATAACATTTGCACAATTCCAATTGACCCACCTTTTGACACCGGGAATCAATGGACCACCATACAAACAAAAGAAAACATAATTACTTACCGTAGAACTACCACTTAACCAGTTGAACGTGGAAAATGTATCAAAATCAATCATAGTATAATTTCCATACATTGTATTTCCATCTGTGTAACTGTTTGTGACCGGCGAGCCATTTGGCTGTAATATCTCCCAATTACTTAAAGAACTTGTTGAAGGTGAAGTATAAGTAATAACTGATGAACTTCCGGGGATGATACTCACAAGTGGCACACCCGGTACCAAGGTTCGGAAATTTGGAACATAACCAACACTGCCGGAATAAATATAAGGGCAATTATCCAGTTCATTCAAGTATTCGGTTACAATATTGAATAAATTATTTTGGTCACTTGTATTTAAACCGGCTGTATTGCCAATAGCTGCAAATCTTAAAGTTTGGCCGGCATTAGCATAATTTACCGAACTTAAATAAAGTGTTGTTCCAGTATTTGTCCAATTACCAACTCCACCCAAAAGAAATGTTGGAGGATTTGAAAATCCACCCATTGAACTTACTCCCTGCTGACTACCACCTGTTGTTGGTGTATTGTTTATTTGATAAGTTCCACCATTGGAACCATTGGAACCAGCAAAGAAAACATTGTAAATTGGATTGGTTAAATTACTTGTGGTTGTGTTACCCGTAGAACTCATACCCGTTGAAATACTACTTGTGGATATATTCAAGTCACTATAAACGTGCAAAAAATACGGATTACCAATGTCACAAGTAAGACCAGCAACCGGTGTCAAACTGCTTGTGGTACCAATATTACTTAAAAAAACATTGACATTACAATTTTCACTGGCAGAAACAATAAGAAATTCGGGAGCTATAATACCCGTATCTGCATAACTGTTACCGTCACTTACTAAACCTGTCAATGTATGGGCAGATGCATTAGCATAAGCTCCATTCCATTGTAGAGTATAACTTGAACCTTTAAGATTAGCTGCGTCTCCTGCAACGGTTGCAGCCGCAAATGGATAAACACCAACGAATTTGTCCCACAAACTGCAACTCTTCAAAGAAGCTGTTAAATTATTTACCGCACTTTGCGTGTAACGGGAACCCGTCAAATAAAGTGAGCCAGTCCCAATAAGTTGTCCCTGTTGCGGCGTTACAAAAGTCAAAACATAATTATTCTGATTTGTCAAAACACCAAGCCAATCATTCCAAGTATAAGTTCCATTTGCTAAACTATCATCTTCTCCTGAAACTGTAACCGTGGATAATTCATAACCTTCAATGGAAGTGGTATTGTAGAGTGTAAGAGATTGTCCAGAACTTACCGAACCACCAAATTGATTTATTGTGGATATTTCATTTTGCAAATAATTAAACCAACTATTTGCTTTGGACCAAGCAGTAGCCGTTGGGTCGCCAAGGAAAGTGTATGCGTCAGTTCTTGTATATGGCTGACCACTTATACCAGCACTTTGTATTGTGATTGAACCACTCATACTCGAAGTGGTAGAGTAGGGCGTTACTTGGTCTATGTAATTGGGTTGGTTCATTAGATGATAATAATATAAATAGTAGTGATTTTATGATAATAGCGATAAACAATTCTGTAAATCCTTATACAAAGCAATGCTTAAAGGATATTGAACGTGAGTGCCAGCCGAGTCGCCATATACATCAATTCCATACGGGTCTGGATAATTTGTTTGTCGCGGGTCAAAGAAATTTGTAAATGAATTACAGAATTGAAAAGTTCTCGGATTAAAATTTGGAATATAGTTATTTTCATCATTGATATAAAATCCTTGTGCTGGAAATGAATAAGCAGAAGCAAACCAAATAGGTTGCCAATTTGCCCAAGCTTCAACTAAGCAAGGTGTATCACTTTTATAAACTAATGGCTGACCGTGAATAACAGGCAACCAACAATCCACGTCTCCCGTATCTCTTTGATTTGGTTGAATAGTTAAAGTGAATATAGAACTTATATCTCCGCCAGCGCCACTATCTTCATCATCAGCACCCGGTATTTCGTCACCTGCACCTGTTACAAGTCCCTGCGAAGTGAATGGAGCAAACAAATAAGTTTTATCAGGCAGTTGCCTATATTGCCCCAATGTTATATTTATTTGATTGCCAGTTGAAGGTGTAATAGAGATACCGTAATTATTTTGGACTGGCAAACGAGTTGCACGAACTTTATAGATGCAATAGCCTTGAGCAGGAATTCTTTTTAGTCCAGTATAGGTTGGATAAAGTGAAGGAATGGAGTAAAATGTTGTAAATGAATTACCCGGCGAACCATCCAAAACATAACTAAAACATTCATAAGCATCGGGGATAAATTCCAGTTCAAGTGGAACATCTCCCCAATCAGTTTCAACTAATAAATCAAATGAAACTGGGAAAGCATTACCATTCTTTATTGAATAATTGAAACCTGATGAGTCACTTAAATAATTTCTTCCGCCCATTGGTGGAATGTCAGCTTCATTGGTTTTTGATATAAAATCATAAGGTGGTGGCATATAAGTTTTGGAAACCATAATGCTCATTGAATTATTATTCAGCTTACCGCCATCATATAATCGCCACGGTGTTGTTGAATTTAACGGACTAACATTTCTTAATTTGATTTTGATTGCAGTTGTATTGGATGGGTAAGCTAAATTATAATTATTGGTTGAACCCGAAGCCATTATTACATTTCCATAAATATCATAAGATTGATTTGGATTGCCCCATTCACCCCAAAGAATAGGCATTGGACTACCGGAAGCTAATGTCATCCATTGTGAAGGTTGAGCTTGGCAAGATTGTTCTATCAAATTATATTTAGGTCCAAGGTCAACTGCAATTGAACCTGAAAAGAAACTTTCCGAAACAACCGAGCCAGAGAAATACAACATTCTCTCCCCATTTTGGAGCAAAGCTTGTTGTCTTGTGCTTGATGCAAGTATAGGTAACGAATTATCCCATTGACCAAAATAAGAATTAGAGTTTGGATAATTGTCAATAAACGTAACATTTAAGTCACCGATTGTTTCTGTCTCTAAAGCTATATTTATCGCTTCCAAATTTGGAGACACTACAACCGGAGTATTGGTAAAAAGACTTGGAGCCAATGAACCAACATAATTCGGTAAATCTTGGTCAACATAACAATTTATTGCTGGAACTGGCAAAGTAAAAGCTGACCAAACACCTTTAACATTCTTATCGGTAATTGACCAGAAGGCTACGGAATAATTACCATTTACAATAAAATCACTTTCATCATCGGGCATATCCGGTGCTGAAATAGTCATTGTGTTACTTGTCGGGTGAATTGCTTGTATTGGTTGTGGGTCCGAATTGGTATCATATATCATCCTTGAACAAATAACTGGCCCTTGAATGATACTATATCCCGTTGGTGGAGCAGATGCGGTAAAATTGATACTTCCGTTTCCCTGCACAATCGGTAAATTTATATTGGCAATCAAAGCGGACGTGCTTATATTATTGGAGCCACTCGTTTCCCAAGTTACTCCGGTTGAAGGATAAGCCGAAGCCGTTCCGAATGAACTTACCAATGGTGGGTGAACAGGTGGTGCGCCTCCACCAGTCCATTCAACTTGCCAGAAAAGTTGACAATTCCATATCCCCGCCATAGAAGCAGAATAATATAAATCATATTTATCAATATAACCAGCATACGGAAAATCCACTCTCCTACCACAATTTATTTCTAATCCATTTAATGCGTCATTCAGCGCATAAGAAAATTGAACACTTTTATATGCAGTCTGATTTGGGTAACTTGTAATTGTGTTTGGTCCACCCGAAAAATAACCACCAACTGGTTCTGCTCCGCCAATTAAACCCAAAGTTCCAAATAATTCCCCATTACCATCAAGTGATTGACTTGGATATGCTACAGAATAACCACCGCATCCAATAGACGGGAACACATCTTTATCCGATACGCCAACTACCCAAGGTCCACTTAAAATACTATCATTAAGTAAAGTCATATCTTGGTTCATAATAGTATAATAATCAGCCTTTATTCTATTTATTTGTGTATTCCAAGAACAAGTATTATGCACGGGATAAAAATGACCTGAATAAGTAATGTAAGAAATTGATGAACTGAAAAGATTGCCGGGTGGAAAAGATGCAGAATTATATGGTGGAAATTCGTAATCAGGTTGTGTAACTTCTGGATATTCCCAATAATTCACGTCATACTCATTCATTGGCCAAGTTCCTTCATCAACTTGAGCATTGACTAATGGAAGCAAATTTGCATTAGCTAAAGTAGCTAATGCATCCATATCTGATTTTAATATAGGAGTTCCACTGGTTGGCATAATATCATATTGTTAAATATAAACACCTAATGGAGAAGATGGTGCTTGAACCCAATATCCGCCACCTTGATAGGGTGGTTGACCTATTGATGGAATAAGAGCAAAATAGTTTCCAGAATTAAGACCAAAAGGTATTATTACTTCTTGGCCAGCCGTATAATTTCTACCCGAATCCCATTCACCAACAAAACCGGATGTTCCACCAATAGAAATATTACTTGGTTTTTTTGCAAGGATTAAAGTTGTTCCGTGAGTATCAGAACGGACTAAAATATCACTAGAACTGTGTAATGTAATTCTAATAAGATATTCACGCAGCATATTCCATACATGCGTAAAACTATTTACGTCTGGAACTCTATGTGGTAGCCAATTTTCCATATCTTTTTAATAAATATTATCATTATTGTTACAATCTTGTCCCATAAACATTTTGTGGCCATAGACCAAATTCCCATTCTCTTTGCACCGTTATTGTTGAACCATGTCCATCCTTTGTGCTTGGTTGTTGCAACCAACCATAAAGATAAGGAATACTTACACCATAAGAACTTATCGCAGTTGGGTCATTTGGTTGTCCTAAACAAGCTGCCCAATTAGCCGGAACACTAGCATTAGTAGTTAAAGTTGCAACTGAAAATATTCTCCCCATATAAACATCATAACCTGCCAATGGATAAGTTTTTGGAACAACTATTTCTTGTCTTAAAATAGGAACAGAAATCGGAACTGTTCTAAAACCCTGCATGTGTAACGCATAAACTGCTGCGCTTGCGCTATTCCATAAAATACCCTGACTTGTTGCTGGTGTAGTTCCATCCGTCAAACAAGATGGATAAAGCATATTTCCACCGGTATCAAATGCGGCAGGTGAATTACTAAAATCACGTTCCAAAGATGCAATCTGTGAACCTGTCAATTGAACTATCCAAGGAATTTCAGCCGCATTACAATATAGTAATTCTTTCTGGTTTGGTTTATAATGCATTGACCAATTTACCGTGACATAACTGCCACTGCCATATTGTATAATATTATTACTACTATCTGTTTCTGCATCTATGGTGAATGTTCCCATAAATGGATTACCAGATTGAAAATCAATATTCCATCCTTTACCCCAATATACTGAAGCAGTTGCTCTAACATCTGGTTCATTCCCTACTACAATTTGCTCAATATGCGGATACTTATTTTGATAATATTGTTCGTGTCTGCTACTTGTGCTTGGACTTATACCAAAGGAATTATTCATATTGTTATTATTTATCTAAAATATTGCCACCAAGAATTATTGGAATTATTTACCGTATTCTTAGCTATTGTTTCCAAAAATGTTATTTGTCTTTGATTATATTGTTTCATTTGTTCCAAAGCGGATAATTGATTTTTTTGTATATCCAATTGAGTTGCTACTCCACCCATTCCACGAAAAGAAGCACCAAACATATTACCACTTGCGGTCAATGAATCACTATAATCTTTGACTGATTTGGCGTGTTCTTTATATGCTGGAACAGTTTTAGTTCCTTCACCAGTAGGATTGGTCAATTCCTTGGTAATTCTATCAATTGCTTTTTGTATTTCCATAAAATCAATATCAAAAGGTTTTTTAGCAACATTACCAGCCATATTGATAGCACCCCAATTTATTGATGGTCCTGCTGGTCCAATAGCTCCACCAAAATTTTGCGCTCTATTTTCAAGTTGAGCATAAAATTCACCCAATTCCGCACCTATTTGTGCAGTTCTTCCCGCTCCTTTTGACGCAACTTCAATCAATGTCTTGGTCAATTCCATTACTGCGGGAGCTAATTGAACCATTAAAATCAATCCAAGTTCCTTGAAACTATCACCTAACACCTTTAATGATACTGCGGTTCGTGTATCCATTATTTCGCCTGCACGTCTCATTGATTCACCAACTTCGTCAACATTGGTTTTTAATACAGGCATTATTTCCTCAAATCCCCTACCCAATATATTACTTATTGGAGCAGCAATATTATCAAGTCCTTTAGCATTCTTTACTGCGTCACCAATATTCTTAAATAATAAATCCGAGCTACTTTTAGCTTTTATATCGGATGTGGATATTCCAAGGTCCGTAAATTTCTTTATATCTTCTTTACTACCACCAAGAGCTTTTTGTCTTGCGATTGCTACTTTACCAATAGCAGTTTCCAAAGCATTAAATTCAGTTCCACTTTCTTCGGCTGCTCTCTTTAAAATTTGGACTTGTTCTACCGTTGTTCCCAGTTGTCTAGCCGATTTAACAAGACCGGCTGCTAAATCAAATTCACTTGATACAAATGATTTAATAGCTTCAACTGAAAATGCACCAATAATCATTTGTTTCAATCCCGCAAGGCTGCTATTAACGGATTTTATTGCTGTATCCAATCCACTTTTATTACCCGTTATTTCAACCATTACTCTTGACATTATTTCATTCCTATCTTATTTCTTAATTCTCTTTCCTCTTTACTTATCAAAACAATGGTTTCCATTTTATGAGCATAAAGAAGATAAGCAGATTGACTTTCAACCAAAGGTAAATTATAACAATCATTACGTGACCAGTTACATTCAGTCATTAAAGTAAAAATAATGGACTCTTCCGGTTCAACCGGATTGACCGATATATCACTTTCATTTTTATTTTTTAATTGATAATCGGGAATATCAGTTCCATTTCTTAAATAATGTGCGAAATTATGTATTTCTTTAATAAGACTAAATTTCTTAAAATTGTTTTTGATTTGTTCAATCGCTTCAATTATTTTTCCACTACCTCTTTCTTCCTGAAAATCATCATAAGTCGTGGAACAAACCAATATTGCAAAGGCATATTCTCCAATTAAGGTTATATCATTGACTAAAGCTTCATATATTTTGTTTATATCACAAAATAAATCATATTCACCTGTAATGAATTTACTTTTAGCAGTTTTTAATAGAATAATATGACCAAGAGACAACGGTAACATTCTATATCCACATATAGTAGGTATAGTTGTAGTTACACGTTCGGTATAGCTCTTATAGGAACTCATATCTTTTATTCGCTCCTACAAGTTTAGTTAAGGTAAAGTCGTGCCGTCTGCTTTAACCCATTGAGTAGCTTCAAACGTATATTTAGCACCGTCATCTGACTTGAAATCAAGCTCTGCATCCGTGCAAGCCCAAGTTCCACTAATTTCCGTTGTCCAAGGGTCTGTCCAAGTAAGAGTATCACCGGGATTTCCCAATGGAATATTGCTACCACTCGTATTCAATAATATTGTTGCAGTTGCAACTTTCTTTCTTTTACCCAAACCAATATAAATGAAATTATCCGTATTATCGGTAATCTCTTTTTTATCAGATTGTTTTTTTAACTTGAAATCAAGTGTTGAACCACTAAACAATGTATTGGTTGTATAAACGTGATAATAAACCCCGCTTCCAAATCCATTCATATATGACATATTTATTTTCCTTCTTTGTTATGATGTTCTAGCACAAGTCACTTCTAACTTTTGACTGGCAATCCAGCCATCAGTCAAAGGTGTTGTTTCTAATCCATCTTCTATTACTAATTTGTAAATTATATTGGGAGTATAGCTTCCCATTATTCCTTCAATTCCATTCATTAAGAATGGATTGAATACCAAATCACTAACCGTCTCAAATTCATTTGCAGTTGTTCCTTCACCCGTATCTGTAAGACGAATAGCGGATGTCAATAATTCCAATTGTGCTTTATGTAATCCTGTTTTAAGAGCCTTTTCATAAGGTTGTTCATCAAAACATTGAACTCTAACATTTGGAAATTCAATACCTTTTCTATCTAAAACATCATATTGTCCATAAATCTGCCAGTTAGTAATACTACCACTTGCAAATGAAGCAGATATAACTTGCTTGGCTGCGCTAACTATGTAATTTTGTATCAACATATTTAAGACCTGTTAAAGTGTTCAGCAGGTATATCCAGTTTCTTAGATAAATAAGTCACTATATCTGAATTTATCTTTTGTAATCCTGCTTCTGCGCCTTCTTCTTTTAATTTTGTAACCAATCCTCTATTTATTTTACCTTCAACATCATTAAAGAAACTGCCTTTAATAACACTTCCTGTTTTTGTTGCTGGTTCTGCTCCACCGAATGAAGCTCTTGTAATTCCTGTTACACTTGCAAATGATTTATGAACATATTGTAATAACTTCTTTATACCGGGTAAATAACCAGCTTTTGTAAAACCAATGCTGGAATATCTTCTACCCATCAATTTTTTCACATCTGCTTCTAAATCTATTATTTCTTCACCGGATGCTTGTTTCTGTTTAATGACAACCATTTCTGCAACAGTTCTATCAGGATATTTTGATGACATTTGTTCCAAAGATTGTTTTACTTTTGACCTGTCTGCTTTTGGTGTTTGTTTAAGAGCTTCTCTGCATCCATCATATAACTTAAAATTTATTGCATCTTCTATTGTCTTACTTATTTCCTGTAAATATAAATTCAAGTTTCTCCTACAAATTGCATCATCAACTTTAACTGTCATTAAATCGCTCATTATTTTATCGTTTAATAGTTGGTTGATTACAAACAAAAGTCCAAAAAATATTATTCGGTTGTCGGATATGTTTAATAACTAACTTATATCCATTGAAATAAATGTAATCATTCAATTGTGGATATATTCCATTGAATTGACTGATTCTTACCTTCATTCTAAAATCTGTATTTTGGAGAAAAGCAGTTTCACTATTAAGAATTTGATAATCAATCGTATGTGGAATACAAAGATAATCTTCACCTTGCCAAGTAAACATTTGACTGCCTAGTTCTTCTTCTATTTCAGTCAAGTCATTTTCAACTATATCTTTTATATTAAACATATTGTTTAAGAAAAAAGGATGGATGGATTTAACCACCCACCCTTTTTGTGTAATTATTATTCTGTTCTAAATTACGGATGTGTTCCATCGGTTATTCTGGTCAAAGCTTGTGTTTGACCTTTGGCATAACCATAGAGTAAATAATAGCCAATATAAGTTAATCCTGTCCAGGGATTACGCGACAATCGTAATTGTAATGTCAATTCGGACTCTGGTTCAGTTGCTTCTTCCACTTCTTCAATTCCAGATGCAACACTAATGACTGGCAATCTTGTTGCAAGAGTCAAAGCTTCTTTACCAACACCAATACCAGCAAGACCTTCACCCAAATTATTAAAGTTTGGAGCTTCATAAACGGCAACGCCACCCAATCTTCCGATTGTACCTTCACGAATTAATTCGGTAGTACCGATTTGATAATTATTCTTAACATCGTTCAATAGCATTCCATAATAAGGAACGTTCAATACCAATGATTTTGGACTAGTTGAACCACTTTGTT